ATCGAAGAATACTTCAAAGAAGATAAGCAGAAATCAGAATCCTCAGAGAAAAACAGTAAAGAGACACTAACTGTTTCTTCTTTAACTGAAGCATTTAAAACTGCTCTTGATCAACACTTCAACGAGAGCAAAACCTCATCCACTTCTTCTGAGAAAAATACTATTGAATCGTCTTCAGATTCTTCTGAGAAAAATAATATAGAATCGTCTTCAGATTCTTCTGAGAAAAATAATATAGAATCGTCTTCAGATTCTTCTATGACTAAATCGCTAGAAGAATTTTCACAGGAATCTCGTAAAGAAAGTAATTCTTCATCAGAAGAAAATTCATTAATCTCTACGTTGACAGATGAGCAGAAAAACCTATATTCTCAGTTCGAGAAACTTATGGAAGAGTTCAATAAAGAGGAGAAATCGACAGAAGAGTTAGAGAACATTGTAAAAGAAATCAATGTCCTAAACGAAAAATTTGTAGCAGCATATCCTTCTACGAAATCTCCATCTGTGAACAGCGAAGCACAAGAAGATGCTGCGGGTATCTCTAAAGATGCAACAATTGAAGCACTACAAAAAACTGCTGATTCTAATGTTTTGGTACAAGAAAATACATCTGAAACCGTTGATGTATTAAAACAAATACTTGAACAGATGAAAAATATGCCAGTTGGTGGCGGTGGTGGTGGTGATAGCGGTGGAGGAATGGTCCCTGGATTATTAGGCACAGGACTCGGAGCAGGTCTCGCATCAGGCGCGAAAGCAATTGGTCGAGGCGTAAAAGCAGTTGGTAGAGGAATCGCATCAGGCGCAAGAGTAGTCGGTAGAGGAATCGCATCAGGCGCAAGAGTAGTCGGTAGTGCCGTTGGATCAGGTGCCAGAATGCTCGCCAGAGGAATTGGATCGGGCGCAAGAGCACTCGCAACAGGCGCCAGAGCAATAACAGCGCCGATGGCAGTTGCAGGAACTGCCGCAGTTGCTGCAACAGGTTCGATTCTTTACGGTGTAGATAAGTTCATTAAGAATACAAACATCGGAGCGAGAAAAGAGCAAGAAGAAGGAACTGCTAAATTTGGTTTAACTGGTAATAACATGGATGGGTTTTTCATTAATGGAAAACCTGCTGGTAAGTATAAAGATTTACCAGAGTATTATCAGAAGGTTTCCGATGGTTATGGTGCCAATAGCAGAGGTGGTGCAGCAGAACGTGCACGCGAATATGTTAAAACTCATAATCCTGATGGCAGTAAAAAAACTGAGAAAAAACCTGCTGCTGTTGAAAAGGATAAGAAAAAAACCGATGCCAAGGTAACTCCAACAACACCAGCAAAAAAAGTAACAACTCCACCGCCAGCAAAGGCAGATGAAATCGTAGTTACTGCTCCGAAAAAGAAAGCAGAAGTCGAGAAACCAAAGCAAGAAAAATCTACTGCGACTTCTACTGCCAAGGAAGCAACAGAACCAAAGAAAAAAGACGCATCTGTTTCTTTAGATGCAGTTGATAAATCGATCAAAGGTAAGGTTGCTGAGATAGATCCTAAAGGTAAATGGGCAAAACTCAAAGATGGTAAAATCGTAGATCCGGACTTCCCCAATGATGCTAATTCAAATAATTCTGCTGCGGCAGCATATAAGTTGAGTCAGAAATCAGGTAAGATCGAGAGTAAGGGCAATCAAACAGGCGATCAAATGTCGCCAAAGAAGGCGACAGGTAAAACTGAAACTGGCAAGAACATAGATGGAACTCTAATTGAGCAAGGCACTGCAGAGACCAAAGATAAAGTGCAAGTCAATGTTCCACCACCAACAGTGATCAATCAAGGTGGTGGTGGCGGACAAGCACCACCACAAATAACTTTCCCAGGAGGCGTAGGAAGTGTCAGAACAAATGATTCTTCGTGGCAACGATTCCAAGATAGAAGAGCAGTTGGATAATGAAATGGGGGAGCGAAACGCTCCCCCAAGTTTTTAGTCATCAGCGAGACTCGAGAAATAACTCATCGTGTCATCGTCACTGTCTTCCTTCCAAGGTGGACTGTCATCTGTTGCCTTGGCAGCAGGTGCATTACGCATCTTGGTTTCGACGAACAGTTCGTCTTCAGCATCAAGCGGATTAACCTTCTCAGCAGTTGCCATACGAGCACCACCTGTGAGAACAGCGTTCATCTTCGCCTTCAGTTCATCATATGACTTGAAGTTCGATGGATCGAGGAAAGTTGCAAGAGAATGCGCTTCGTTCCAAACCTTCTCCAACTTATCTTCGTCTTCCGACAGAGGATTTGGTCCATCAAATTCCGACTTATCGTAGTTACGATAACCTTCAACCTGACGAATGCGCAACTTGAAGTTAGCACCTTCCCATAGATCGAATGGATTGACTGGTTTCTCATCTTCAAAGGTTGGTTGCATTACATCCTTGATCTTGTCAAAGATTTTCTTACCATACTTGTAGAGGAAGACCTTACCTTCATTCTCAGGATTAGCAGGGTCACGAACGACCAACACGTTTGAGATGTAAGAAAGACGACGCTTTTGCTTACGAGCGATTTCCTTATTCGCTTCGATACCTGAGTTCCAAAGTTCGGAATTCAGTTCGCCGACAGGATCTGGTTTGTTGATTGTGGTCAACGAGTTTTCGATATACCACTTTCCAGTTGGACCCTGGAAACCATGATCAAAGACGCGAACCCAAGGAAGTTCTTCACCCGCAGGAGCAGGAAGAAAACGAAGCACTGCTTGACCGTTACCTGCCTTATCGACAGTTGGTTTCCAGAAGCGATCGTCGTCGCCACGCTTTTCATTTGATGGGTTTGCGATTGACTCAACTGCCTTCATGAGTGAGTCGAAGTTTCCGCGATTCTTGCGGAGTTCTGATAGTGAATTAATTGACATATGTATTGTCCTTATATTTGCGTTGTATGTTAGTATTTGCGATTTGTATCATAATCATCGTAGTCATCATACTCTTCAGCATCATTACTACCTGAGTATTTATACAGGTTCTTGCGGTGTTTATTTGATTTATCAACACCTTTACGTACTTCTCTTACTTTTGGTTCATCGTTGCCCCAATAGTCCCTGCTTCTTGAATTACCCATTTAACAGACCACTTGGCCTTTCTCCTTGATCCATAGTTGAGAGAATTTCGACCGATCGAAACGAACGAACGGACGATACTTAATTATCAAAAGATTTAAATCGTTCCAGATAAAATCATTCAACAATTCAGTATTTACATTATACCTGAAATCTAGTAGTTTGTCAAGTATAATAACTGTTTCTAGTGAAATTTTATTTCCCAATAACAACTTAATAATTATTGGATGTTGATTATTGACAGATACAAAAGGATCTTGTTCTGCCTTCTCTGCTTCTATAAGTAAACGATTAATATCGTTTGCGAACATGTAAGACAATCTGTCTTGTCTACCCTTCCACTTTTCATAGATGTCATCAGAATCTGCACTAAAGATGCCGCCGTTCTTATCTCCTGCTGCAAAATTTGCAACAAAGTAGTTGATAATTTCTTGACGAGCGACGAACTTCTTCGCCAGTTTCCTGAATAGGAAAACATCTCTTCTTTTTAAGAAGGCAGACTCTGACGACTTGACAGCACCTTTAGTAACGGTGATGTCATAAGACGCAGTAGTGAAATGTAGTTTAAGTGCCATATAGAGGCGATAAACTTCATATGCTTCCATTAAAGTGGTAATTTCCCGCCAGATTTACGCTTCAGCATATTTAGTTCTTCTGCTTCTGCTCTAATCTTTTCTTTAAGAGAAGTGGTGAGTAAAACAGCAACTGACTCCATCTCAATATCTTTTTTGACACAATAGTCAAGAAGAATATCCAAACAAGGAATACCATTCTCGAATGATTGTTTCTCTATGAATTGAGAGAACTCAGTTGCTGAATTATACTCTTTTGTAATTAAAAATTCATTGGTTACTTCAGAACCATCCATTACCATATTCAAAGTTATTATCCTGCATAAAAAATGTGATCGCCGATTTTTGTAACACGCTTTAAATTCCATCTTGGATTAACATAATCCGCATGGTAGAATAAAACGTTACGTCCAAGTATACCCTGATTTGCCCCAGAAAGCAATACTTTTTCAGCAACTTTTTTAGATTCTGAATATTGCTGGGCACTACGCACAGTCTTCTTTCCTTCGCATACCCATGAGAACTGGCAAACACGCTTTGTTCTCTGATACACGACTGAGCATACAGACTTCGGGAACTTGGGACTTTTCACACGATTGATAGTTACTGCAGCAACCGCCAACTTTCCTTGAGTTGACTGGTTTCCTGCTTCAAAGTAAATATTGTCTGCTAGACATTTCAATTCGCGATTATTTGCTAAATGTATGTTTTGGGTTTCAATTTTTCTTAGTGCGGTTTTCTTTTTTTCTTCT